CCAGAACCCTCGTTCCAAGAACTTGATACTTGACAGATATACACTAACTCATCTTGACGGAGTTTTTCTGCGTGTGCAACGGTCAAGTTAAGGAAGACCACAGATGTTGTGGGCGCTCCCTGTAAGTCGGTCAAATCAAATTGTATTAACGAACGAACGGCACCATTAGTAAACTCTTTGTCATTTCTTAACTTACCGACTTCTAGTATCTCATCGTATCCTGTATTTAAGGTACTGAATACTTCATAGATAGTAGCGTCCTTGGTTGGTTCTAAATATACTCTACTCATTGTAGTGCCGTCCCTACGATATCGTTTTCTGGGTAACGTAACTCAAATATACATGGGTCTACTGAAGGATATATAATGTTATTACTTCTGTTACCACCCGTTGCAGAGACATTGTATGTGTATGGTGCATAATCTCTACCATCACGTTGTTGGTACTTGTTTACAATATCAATAGTAGTGACCGATTGTACTCCTTCTATTCTAGCTATGGTCAATAGTAAATCGTCTATCAAAATTGGTTGATTGATATTCCAATTATCAATGTTAAAATATTGAGCTACAGCATCAGAACATTTTGCCAATACTTCGTAAGAATTAAATCCCTTATAAGCTACTATTGTATAGTTAACTCCAATAGAAACTCTAAATGCATCTAGAATGTTAATTCTATCTGTCATCATTCTATAACCTTTCAAGAATTTTTTAACATTGAATTTTACATCATTATTTAATGAGATTAATCTTCTGTCACTATCATAACCCAACATATATAAGTTTATGTTATTGTTAACCGGGTCATCATCAACGTATACCACATCGTCGTCTATTCCACTTGTTGTACCTTGTGAATTGTTAACTTTATCTATATCACTTATAGCCGAATCTCTCATTGCAAATGCTTTTGCAATAGCACCATATTTAGAAGGCATTGATAGGATACGTTTTTCATAATCCTGACTAGTTACAATTCTGCCCTGTGCATTCACAAATCCAATGGCCGATTGTCTTAGTTGTTCTGTTGTTGGACTATTAAGACCACCAGTAGCAGCCTCTTCGTTAATTACTGTAATACTAGAAACCATTGTATTAAATGTAGCAAGGTCACTAGCACTCAAAGTTCTAGTTTCATTTAATGTATTTATGTTAACAATTTTACTAATAGTTCCAGAAGGAACATTGGAACGAAGACCGTTAGAAACTCTATAGGTTATTGTTAATGTTGTGTTTCCTGGCGCAAGACCAAATGAATTACTATTTGTAAAATTTAACGTATCAAGTGACACGTTGGTCATATTCTGCAAATATTGTTGGTCATACACAGATTTGTAATCTGGATTTTCATATACATCACTTAAATCACCCGTACCAGAACCAAATACTAATTCTATTTTGTTGTTTCTATTTAATCTGGTAATAAATCTACGATTCACTTTTACTGGTTTGATTGTATATAAGGGAGCAGTGGTTGAACCCCTTACGCTTTTTAAAACATCTTCAAATCTGTAATCTTGAGATAAATTATCTACTTCATACCAAGTGTTTCCTTCACTATCAACCACAGATTCTACTTCAACTATATTGTCTTCTGTCATAGCTATTTTTAAAAATTTTGTTGGGCTTCCGACAGTATATTCTAATGTTTTTGTTGTAGCCGAAACAACCTTACAAATTTTTGTTACAATATACGTTGATGGTAAATTTGTTCCTCCATCTAAAGAAAATATTTGTACGGTTCTATTGTTACTATCTCCAAAATCACAAATATCTTCTGTTAAAAACGTTCCAGCATCAAATTGAGTTGTAGCTCCAAATGAAGACCCAGCAGCTATTCTTGGAAGAAATCTAGTATCTAAATTTCCTTCTGAATCCGCAGGTACTAAAGCAGAAAGTGCGACTTTACAAAATGAAGGAGATGTCAGTCTTGGTTTGAAACCCAATCCCTGTGCAATTGCAACAATATTTTCACGTTCTTCTGCGTAAGCTAATAAACTTTCTTTAAATGAATTGTCTGTGTAATAAGATAGTACATCTCCAATATAAGAAGCCATATCAATAAAGATAGAACCGGGAGACGCGTCACTAAAATCTTGGTAGGTATCTGGAAAGTAAAACTTAGCAAAATCGACCAAGTTTTTCTTAAACTCAGAATAATCCTTGTTTAAATATTTTACCTGTTTTTTATCTATTTGGTCAGATAATACAACAGCCGAAGTTTTACTAATCGCCATTTAATATCCTCAAAAATTTATTAATACTTCATCAGTGAAGTTAGGATTTTCAGATAACCTATATTTTACGTACATATTTGCTCTGTAATTATTTTTGTCATCGTCAGTTGGTTGAAAAACAAATTCTTCTAATTCCAAATATGGCATCCACTTTTCAACTGCATCTTCAACTGTTTGTCTTGCATTAACAGAAAAATCATCATTGTTAAAATCAAAAACCAATTTATGAATATCACAACCAAACTCTGGATTGTTGAATCTTTCGCCGGGGATTGTTAAAATTAAGTTAATAAAATTACTCTTGACCTGTTCTAGTACAGTTTCGGAGGTTTGAAAATATCCACCCGTTCCTCGTTCAAGTGGTAATGTAAATCCCCTAGCCATTTATTAGATTCCCATTTTTTTCATCAACTGACCGTAATCTTTATTCATTACATCAAATACTTCTTGATGTTTTTCTGTTATAGCACCACCGTCAAATGTTTTTGGTAGTGCTGGTGGTTGACCAACTTGGACATTTTGCGTATTGAAATTAAACGAGTCCATGTCCATGCCTAACTTAGATGTAAACATTTCTCTAAGTGACTCTCTTGTCATGTCGGCTGCGGTTGGTGTTCCTGTTCCACCAGTACCTACTTGAACAGATTCGGTTTGTAGTTGTGGTTGTGGTCTATTAGAAGCTATCATCAAATCAAACATTTCGGCTTTGACTTCTTTGATAATCTCTGCCTTTTGGTGTTCAATTTCTTTTCTAACAAACTCTCTGATTAATTTAGATAATTCTTTACTAGTCATAATGTACTCCTATGTTCCTTTATAAATAGTTCAGTCTCTTATTTTAACTAGGTTGCTTTCTATGTCAAATATCTTTAATAACGTACTAGATACTTTGGCAGCGGTTGGAGGTGATAGTGGCGCTCCCGGTGAAGCGGGGGTATTTGATAATGTACGTATCATATTCAATATATCTTCTAACACCACTCTTAACTCTTCATATTTTGCTACTGAATTATCACCCGATATAGTTCCTAAAAATATTTTACCAACAGCTGGATTTAAATAAATATTACTCCCGGCGTCGGCAATGACATTTCTATTACTACCAAAAATACTATCTCTTTCAGACGAAAGTATTACATCATTTTCTTTTGAATTTAAAACAATTCTACCACTATTTAAAATTGCTTGATTTTCAGACAGTACAGTTTTATTATTTCCCGTTCCATCATCTATGGTTTGTGTATAATCTGTTATTCCCAATTCTTCTAATGTAAAAAAATTAGAAGAAAAATAAAAATTTATATCTTGTTTTTCTGACATAACAAAACAAGAAGAATCTAAGTTTATATCTTCCACTGTAAGTGCGTATGAGGTGTCAGTTGTTGTGTTTGAATTTTGTTTTTGACCAACTCTCATGACTAAAATAGCATCAGTTTTACCACTATTTGTTGGTCCTAGTACACAAATTTCTTGTCCATTATCATTTGTAGTTATTTGACAGTTTTGATTAAATGAATCTTGCATTTGTGAAGAACCAAGACGTATTGTAGCCCCAAAACGATTTTGAAAAATTATATCTCCATCAAAATATTTTAAACTGTTTACATTTTCTCTTGGGGTGTAACTTGAATTAAAAAGTGGTTCTTCTGGTATACTACCATCCGTTTGTTGTAATATATCATTTTTAGCTTGCTCACTCTGTATAGTTCTATTTTGTTGTGATTTAGCTCCCCTAAAACGTTCTATTGAATTTGGCAAAGCATTATATTGTAGTGTTTTATTTACATTTATTTTTTTTGTATAATAATGAACATTTTCTATTTTTTGAACCAATACAGTTTCACCGACTAATGGATACTCTTGCATACTGATATCCATTGGACGAGCGCTAAATAAACTTTCTCTAGTAGTGTGGTGGCCACCCATTCCGGTGTATTTAAAAAACACAGTTCCAATATTAAAACCATCACCAGAATATTCTGGGTGTTCTTCATTTACAATTATATCTTGAACTACAACTGGTTGTGGGGTTGGACCAAAGGGTGTAGAACGACCTCTTATTTCACTATCAAAAAATAGATTTTTAACCATACTAACTTCTCAGGTTTTGTAGTTCTTCCTCAACCTGTTTTGCCTCTTCTTGCAATTCATCAATCTCAAAACTGATGTTACTGAGAAGTTGGTTCTTTTCTTCTTCCGTTAGTAGGTCTGAAGTGGATGATGCTTTGGCACCAATAGACATAGCTCTTTGAGCAATCTGTGCGACACGAACAATGTGTTCGTCGTTCTTAACATTGACCTCCATAAAATCTTTGATGACGGGAGCTATCACCGACGCATCTTCTGGAGTTCTGATAAGTTGTGTAAGTTTAAGAATAAACTGATTTATTTGTTGTCTTTTACTTTCTGTATTTTCGTAAATGTCTTTGAAAACACCAGATAAAGTTTTGTCGTCAAATATTGGCTGTTCCATAGT